AACTTCGCCATATAGTCGGGAGTTGTGTCAGCCACTGGCGTTGCTGGGATGTTCACAGTGCTACCAACGGTAGGCTGTGGATCTCGTACAGGCACAGTGTTGAATAACTCCACAACGGCTTGAGGCATCTGAGCAGACATCTGGGTAAGTTGGCCAACCGACATACCTAATTGCTGTGCTCTGTTTTCAAACTCTACAGAGGCAGCAGCACCAAATTTGTCAGTTAGGGCTTGTTTAACCGTAGCTGCATTAGCTTCTTGTTGCTGTTGTTGGGCTTGAGATTGTAGCATGTTAGATACTACGCTCTCGATTGCAGTCTCATCTAGCCCTGTAACGGAGGGTTGTTCCACTACTTGCTGTTGTGACTGTTGTAGACTAGCCAGTAGCTCTTCAGCACCTTGGCGTTTTGCTAACTCTTCCTGCAATTCCTTAACCTGTGAGCTCAGCTCGTTGATGTGGCCTTGGGCATGAGGGATAGAGTTTAACGCTGTAGATACATCAGCATACTTCTGTCTACCATCGTCGGTCGTAATACTTGATAGCTGGTCGGCAAACAAGCTGTTCGGATCGACTTGCACACTCTGTTCAGCTGGTGCAGTAGCTGGTGCAGCTTGGTCGGCTNGCACTTGATCGTTTACCTGATCGTTACCGTTAGGGTTACTAACTTGATCGTTCATTTACTTTTCCTCTATGTCAATAAGACTCTTGATAGAACGAAGAGCGGTCTGCTCTCCTAGATAGTGCGCCATCTTATCTTCCCAAGAATTGCTATCGAAGTGTTTCCGTGAAGNCATCTCACGTACACTTGCATCTAGGTCTTCCTGTATAAGATCAGCTAACCTGTCCAGCACCAGCTTTGCGTTCTTGATTTGTTGCTTTACTGCTGCCTTCTCGGATTCTTTATAGTCCTTAAGCCATCGGGACTTCATCGTCACCTCCCTCTATTGGGGTTTGTTGTTCAACGGCTAAGTCCTCTTGTGCCTGCTGTACCAGACGTTGTGTCTCCACTTGCTCAAAGATCTGAGCATTGTCAGAGAACAACTCGAAACGCTGGAGCTGCAAGCTGTCTTCCACCATCTTGCCTAGCGCCTTGCTAGAGATGTGTGGCTGGACGTTCTGCCAGATTGCACTGTTGGCAATACCTGACAGGTTCTGTAGTAACTGTGCTCTAGCACTGAAGTGACGAGCACCTACAGGGCGTAGCTTACCTTTCGCTGTAATGTCTTCTTTGGTGACGTTCATAAACGCTGCAACGCCTAAGTCATCGTCCATTGTACGTACAACGTCAGCACCGTTCATACGACGACGAGCTACTTCCAGCATGTTGTTCAGCACCTTCTCCAAGAACTCAATCTCAAACTGAGTGGTCTTCTCTTGGAAGATACGACCTGCTGCGTTCTCTAGGCTCTGTACCTCAAAGGCTGTCTTCTCACCCGGAGTACGGATACCCATAGCCTGCTTAGGAGCACCTGCCATCTCTTCCATCAGGTTGAGGTAGCGGTCTACATCGAAGTTGGCTGAGAATGCCTGAGCTGCTGGAGCCAGTGGCTGTACATCACCACCCTCACCTACGTATATCTCAGAGAATGGTGCCCAGTCGAACTCCTCTACATCACCTACAATCTTGATAGGCGGAGCCAAGATCATATCACCGATGTCAGCCTTAAGGTTCTCCAGATGGTCGATACGGTATTGGATGCCTACTAGGTTAGACAGCGGCCCCATGCCGTACAGGTTGTCTGGACGCTTACGCCAGCAAGACATCACCTTATAGCCACCACGCTTCCACGCAGGGATAGGCTCCTTACGGATTACCTTGGTACGATCCATTACAGTGATGATGTAGTCGTCTAACAGCTCACCTGTCTCTTGGTCGAAGATGCAGCCTTCAAACTCTAGGATTTCTACATAGCCACTGCCGTAGTACTCCTGAAGGTTGCCAAAGCCGTCCACAGAGTACGCCTGAGCCTTGTCGAAGTCATCCACTGTGTAGCCATGGACTTGGCTGCGAAGCTCTCTAGCGGCTGCTACGGCCTTCTGGAACACCTCATCATTGCTGTACTTAGCCTGTAGCTCGATCTCACCGAATGTCTTGATTGATCGGGTGATCTTGGGCGTGTTAGTGAACGATGTAGCTGTAGGGTCGAACACGATGTCCTGTGGGCTGATACGAACCAGCTTAGGGCCAACGTAACCGGGAATAACCTCATCTGTCTCTGGGTCAACCTTTGACTCATCAACCCACACTACGTCACCGAAGCATACGCCTGTGTCGATGTAGTCGAGCAATATCTTACTAACTTCTGTACGGAAATCACTCTCCCGTACCTTGTTCTCCATGTAGGCTTGGATCGCATCACGCTTCTTCTTAGTTTCGTCGTTCAGCGAGTAGCCTTCCCACTTCATCCAGTTGTCATTGGGGAACAGGGCACTGTTGTAGTTGGCGTGCAGATTGTCTCTAATCTGGCACAACTTAGGAACAGTGGTTTTGTTCTTCCAAGGCAATGCCTGATTAGAAGTCGTGGAAGTGTCCGTGGCGAACACGTAGTTACGGATCTCCTCCACCTCGTCGAGCCAAACTCTACGTTGGTTGTTCCATGTGTCCCACTTGCTCACGACATTAGAAGCCATGTCCTCGGGAGACAGCATGTTGTTCAGCTCTATTACTTTATCATCAATCATCTATGACTAATCCCTCCAAACCGTGGGCTGAACTTAACTACGTTGCTCTTACCCTTGACTTGGTTACGTCTTTGTTTTGGTTTAACTGCTATCTCGATTACCGAGGCTAGGCAGTCCTTAATATCATCGTGCTGTGGTCGTGCTAGAATCAATTCTTCTTCCAACGCAGGTATATAGCCGCCCCTGTAATGCCACATCGAGAGGTTCTCATAACGTGGCTCTAGGATAGCCGCCATACGCTCCTGTTTGCTCCCCTGATGGCGATTAGGCCGATGGTCGTCTATAGACAGGCTATCTCCATTCTCCCTTATACGGTCTTTCAGGTCGCCTACAATCACTTGCTGTGCGGCTGTCACCTCTGCCCGTAGCTTCTTGAATCCCCATCGCTGGTGCATCTCGAATATCTTCTGGTAGTAGGTGCTGATCTTGTCCGTCTTAAACCTGTCTATGTCCAGAACGTATATATGGCCATCTGCTGCAATCCCGACAACAACAATAGCCGAGAAGTCAGCCCTTGTTCTTAGGCTATAGGCAAAGTCTATTGCCGCATACACATTCAATACTTTCTCTTTATAGAACCACTTACCGTTTGCGTTCTTCAAGTGTACCTTGTCAAAGTATTGGAACCTGCTCTGGTCTAACCTGTTCGAGTCTGGGTCATTAGGGTCGTTGTAATACTGGGCAAAGAACTGGGTACGGTCTGTGTACATTGCACTGATACGTGCCAATTCTTTCCTGTCAAAGCCAAAGGACTTACCGTCATCCCTTGTCCCTCGTGGCCATGTGAACACACCCTCTCGTTCAACCACTTCCTCGAATATATCCCAGATTGCTTCTTCGTCTACAATCTCATCGTTCTCATCGTAGACAGGAACAACCTGCTTCTTCCATATGTCATACTGGTCTGCTGGGTGATAGCGTGTCCCGCAAGACTTAATCATACCACCTGTGTTCAAGATCGAAGCCATCTGGCTCATTGATGCTGCACACTTCCTACGTCCGTCTTCTGTGTAGGCGTTGTCCGGCACCACTACGTCATCAGGTACGATAACATCGGCGTGCCATCCTGTTGTGTTAGTGGTGAGACCAGCAGTACGAATAGTGTAGTCCCTTACACCCTCTTCCTTCCTTTTCGGGTGGTCTACTGCGATAGCTGTCGTAGCCCACTTCTCCCTTTTACCCTCGTCAGGATTGGTCATTTCTGGCCAGTAGCGACGATATACGTCACTGCTAATCAGATTCTTTATGGCGTATAGCTGGCTTTCCGCTAGGTCAGCAGTTGCCGAGATATACAAAATCGTTGTCTCTGGGTGCTTTGTTACCCACCATGCTGTCCACACAGCAAGACAATGACTCTTCAGGTGTCCCCGAGGTAACAGGAGCAACTGGTTAGGGTGCGATGTTTCCATCAGCCACTTGAACACCCTCTTGTGGACATCTCCGTAGAGATACTTTGGGTTGACAAGAACAGCGAATGTGTAGAGGTCATCTTCAGCTAGCTGTCTTATCTCGTCTCTAGTGTTGGACATTCGATACTCTTTCTAAGTCACTCTCGATTACAGACTTCACAGAGGCCTGCTGCTTCCTTTCTTTATCTACTTCCAGATTAGTTGGTCGGCCTGCTGTACGCTTCTCAGTCCAGCCTTTATCAGCCAGCCACTTCGATGCTTGCATAGCTCCTTTGCCGCCTGATGTAGCTTCCTCTACAACACCACGGACACCTTGTGATCGAAGCATAACCTCCAACTCCTC